GGCAACGGCGGCAGTATCAGGCGTGACAATCCCTAAAATTTTGATTGTAGCAGGGCTTTTCCCGGAAGCTGGCATGAAGTCACCTGGGCATTATTGGGCAAGGAACAACGGCGAAAGACTGCCTCTCCGGGGTTCGGGCTTCCACAGCACTTCCGGCGGCGGCGTGGCGGCGTTGAACTTGAGCAACCCCCGTTCTGACAGCTACCTCAATGTGGCGTTCCGTTCCGCTTTTGTTGAATAACTGTAAACTGGGAACTGACGAACTGGAGGGCTGGCGGCAGCCAGCCCTTTGACTTGAAAAGAAAAGACGGGGTAAAACAATATGGCAGAGGAAGCACAAAACCTGCCGGAGCTTGACCCGGTACGGGACAATGCGACGGCAGAAGACTTCAAGACGAAAAACAAAGTGTATGAGCTGATAATTTACACAAACCCGGAAATTGAACAATTTCCACGGGCGCAAAGAAAACTTGCTGACGATATACGGGGAACAATGCTTTCAATCCTGCGGCTTGTCGTGACGCTGGAAAACAAGCATTACAAAAAGACAACGCTGGGAGAATTGGACAATGAAGTGGACGTATTGCGCCACCTGATAAGGTTAGCCGCTGACCCGCAATACACCAGAAGCAGAAAGCCTTGTCTGTCATTGAAGAAATATGAAAACATATCCCGCAAAATCAATGAAATAGGGCGCATGATTGGCGGCTACTATAAGTCAAAAAAGAAATAAGCAGGTAAAAAGCCTGCTTTTTCATAATTTGGGAAATAACCGTTATAGAGGACTTGCCGTGCCTATCCGGGGTTCGAGCTTCAACAACACTTCCAACGGCGGCGTGGCGGCGTTGAACTTGAACAACCCCCGTTCTAACAGCAACAACAATGTGGCGTTCCGTTCCGCTTCACCCCTATTGCCAGAAAGTCACGTTCACAAGTGAGCGTGTCCCGTGCGTATGGGTTAAAGGGGTTATTTTCCATTCCAAAGGGGACCAGCCGGGAACCGTAGGAAAAAGATTGAATTGCCGTGAAGACAGTTAGTACCCGTGTAAGCGTCCGGGAGATTGTAAGACATATTCCTGATTTTGTCTTACACGGTGAAAGTCGGCTGAAAAGCTGAATGTTATATGTCACGTTTGAAATGGCAGTACCAGAGTAGATTTGCACGGCGAAATTTTAAGACAGGAGGGCAAAAGCGTTGAAGAAAATAAAAGGGCTTTTCCCTAAGATATACGATTTTGAAAATTTGTTTTACGCATACAAGGCAGCTATAAAATGCAAAAGGTACAGGCAGGACGTAATGGAGTATACGGACCGTCTGGAAGACAACCTGATAATTTTGCAGAATGAATTTATATGGGGTACGTATGAGGTTGGCAGGTACAATATTTTCTATGTGTATGAGCCTAAAAAGCGGCTGATTATGTCCTTGCTTTTCAAAGACCGGGTTGCACAGCACGCCATATACAGGCAGCTAAACCCGTTAATAGAAAAGCGGTTCATATATGACAGCTATGCTTGCAGGCAGGAAAAAGGGACCCACGCCGCAATAGACCGCCTGCAAAGATGGTTGTGCCAGACGGACAGGAAGCCGCAACGGTACTATTACCTGAAACTGGACATTGCAAAGTATTTCTACCGTATAGACCATGAAAAGCTGAAAGAAATACTTGCACGGGTGATTGATGACCCGCCGCTTTTAGACCTGCTGGCGAAAATCATTGACTGTGAAGATACAAAGTTTGGCTTGCCGCTGGGTGCGGACGTAGGGGACGTGGCTTTTGACAAAATGCTTGATGATGTGGGCTTGCCTATTGGCAACCTGACTTCACAGATGTTTGCAAATTTATACCTGAATGAGCTTGACCAGTATTGCAAGCACAAGCTGAAAATTCATTTTTATATCAGATACATGGACGATATTATAATACTTCATCATGACAAAAAAGTATCTGGAAATAGTCAAGCGGGAAATAGCGGCGTTTATAGGTGAAAGGCTGAATTTACAGCTAAACAAGAAAACCTGCATACGTCCTACAAGCATGGGGATTGAGTTTGTGGGGTTCCGGGTATGGGCAACGCACAGGAAACTGCGGAAGAAAACTGCAAAGAAGCTGAAAAGGCGGCTGCAATATATGTTTCATGCCTACACGGTGGGAGAGATTGACAAAGAAACGCTTGACAGGAGTGTTGCTTCATACCGGGGCATATTACAGCATTTTGACAGTTATGGTCTGCGGCAGAGCTTGAACGAAATGTATAAAAAGGAGGTGCTGGGAAATGGAACAAACTTTCGAGAGGGAAGTGCTGGACAGATTGAAGACAATCGAAATCAAGATGGACAGTTACGGTGATGTAAAAGCCAAAACATATGAGAATGAAAGAAGAATCCTGCTGCTTGAAAATGACCTGAAAGACACGCAGGCAGAACTGAAAAAGCAGCAGGAAGACGCAGCGTGGCTGAAAAGGACCGTGATTGCGGCAATCATTACCGGGATAATTGGCATTGGCATTACATTCCTGCGGCTGGGTATCGGAGTATAGGAGGTGCAGAGCAGATGAAACTATTGTTTTTTATTTTGGGCTTTATATTTGCGCTTTTTCTGCTTTTCCTGCTGAATATGCGGGCGGTTGCGGCGGCAAGGCGTAAAAGAAAACGTGAAATCAAGGAACACCCGGAGAAGAAGACACAGGCAACAAAAATCATTGTTTTTTCGGTGATGGCTACATACTATATAGCTTTTGCGGTTGCGGTGTGGGTGGTCCTGATGAAAGACATATACCAGCTTTCAACCCTGCTGGCGTTTGTCGGAAGCGTTGCGGTATTTGCAGTGGCGTTCTACTGCTGGAAGTCAAAAGCTGAAAATCTGGAAAAGATAAAGCAGAACAACCCGGAAATGACGGCGGCACTTTCTGACTTTTCCGGCATGGCTTCACAATAACTAAAAATAAAAGGTTGCGGACCCCGCAGCCTTTTATTATACAAAAAATCAAAATAGGAGGTAACATGAACATGACAGAAAAAGAGTTGAGGGCAAAAGTAGTGCAGACGGCGCAGGCTTATTTAGGCTGCAAGGAATCTGACGGGAGCCACAGGAAAATCATTGACGGGTACAACGCACACAAGCCGCTTGCAAGGGGCTATCTGGTAAAGTATACAGATTCATGGTGCGCAACCTTTGTTTCTTTTGTGGCTATCAAGTGCGGCATTACAGACATTATGCCGACAGAGTGTGGCTGTGGTGCAATGATTGAGCTTTACAAGAAGCTGGGACGCTGGCAGGAGAATGACGCATACAAGCCAGCGGCAGGTGATGTTATCATGTACGACTGGGACGATAACGGGAAAGGCGATTGCACGGGCTACCCGGAACACGTAGGAATTGTTACAGCAGTAAACGGTAACGAAATGACAATCATTGAGGGCAACAAAAATGACAGCGTTTCATACAGGAAACTGCAGGTAAATGGTAAGTTTATCAGGGGGTATTGTCTGCCTGACTATGCAAAGAAAGCAGACAAGGCGGCTTCCGGCACGTCTTCCAGTGCGGCAAGCAAGCCAGCTTCCAGTACGTCTTCCGGGACGGCAAGCAAGCCAGCTTCCAGCGCAAAAGAACAGACCTACACAGTGAAAAAAGGCGATACACTTTCAAAGATTGCCACAAAGTACGGAACTACATACCAAAAGCTGGCAAGCTACAACGGCATTGCAAACCCTGACAAAATCAGTGTAGGGCAGGTTATCAAGATACCGGGAGCCGGGACAAAGACCTATACCGTGAAAGCGGGTGACAGCTTGTGGGCGATTGCTGACAAAGAGCTGGGGGACGGTTCAAGGTACAATGAAATAAAAACCCTGAACGGGCTGAAAGATAATGTAATTCACAAGGGGCAGACTTTGAAGCTGCCGACAAAATAACAGGAGGATAAAAAGAAGATGAAAGAAATTATTGTTTTAGCGGCGCAGTTAGGCGTTGCGATTGCGGCGTTTGTCGTTGGCAAGTACGTATTCCCGAACCTGCCGAAAAATGCGATGGATAAGCTGGCAACACTTTCCCAGTGGGCGGCAAAGTTCGTTGAATGGGCAAAAGAGTTTATGAAGCAGAAGACCGGGGAAGAAAAAATGGCAGAGGTTGTGAAACAACTGAAAAAGATTGCAGATGAAGCGGGGCTTGAAGTGACGGAAGACCAGCTAAAAGCAATAGCGCAATCTGCATACAACGCTATGAAAGCCGGGGAAAAGGAAGCGGAAAAGGACAATGCGACATATTACAAGATAGGGCAGAGGGAAGCGGCAAAAGGTTCCACGGTAAATATTTATACAGGATATGCGGGGACAACTGCAGTTGCAACAAACAACGTCCCGGACGGCGCACTGGACGAAAACCCGGACGGAAGCGTGAATGTGTACAATGAAGCCGGGGAAAAGGTTGGGACCATATCGGCAGAGGAAGCGGAAGCGGCAGAACAGAACGTGGAAAAAATTGTGATTGAGGAAGACGGCGGGAAGTGATCGCCACGGCGCACAGAATAGCCCAGAACTGAAAGAAAGACACGCAGGCATATATTTTATAGCTTGCGTGTCTTTTTTTGCGTGTATGGGGCTATAAGGGCTTGTATGTGTATTCAATGCCGCTTTCAACTGCAATGATAGTGTCAAGCCTATCTTTGTAACAGCCGTTTTCACCGATTTTGCGAGCCTTGCGCCTTGCTTCCGCTTCACTTCTTGCGGTGACGTTGAGCCACGGGAACGGGTTCCCGTCTTCATCATTTATGCTGATTGCAAAGGACTTGTGGGCGTAGCGTTTCAGCTTGCCGGAGCCGTTGCACGGGTAACAGTGACCGACAACGCCGGAACGGTAGTGAAATTCACCGGACCCGCCGCATTTTTGACAGGTAACTACTTCATAGGTTGCTTTCATTTTCATTTCCTCACTTTCTTTGATATGCGGGGCAGCAGTGCCGCCCCGGTGCTTCTTATAAATGCGTTGCCATTCCCGTTACTGATGTAAAAATATCTTGAAGCATATCTGCATATACGCCGCTTGTTTCTTTGACTTCCGTTGTCTTGTCTTCCGTCCATGCGAATGTCTTTTTATTGAGCCTGCCAGCGGTGAACCTGAAAAAGCGCATTGTGTAGGTATCGTCCGGGTCAAGGGTGATGTACAGGCGGTTTGCTTTACTGCGGTTTTTCGGAAGTGTCATGCGCAGTGTGTTTCCGTCTGCCAGAAGATTTTTTTGCCCCGGTCATTGCTAAGAATTTATTGCCGCCTAATTGTTCAAGGATAATGTCTGCTACTTTCATTTTGTTTTACTCACTTTCTTTGTTGTGCTTGCTTTCTTTAACTGTCTTTATTATATACTTACGTAGGTATAAAAGCAATAGGCAGATTGCATAAACTTACGTAAGTATAATTATGCAATGTGCATATACTTACGTAATAACACAAAAAGCCCCGGCAGGCGGGGCGGGTCCTGCTGGGGCTTTTTATTATTCTTGTGCGTTTAGTTCCCGGTATAAGTGGGAGCCTAATTCCTGCATAGCTTCCGGGACTTCTTTCACGAACATTGCAAACATGAAAGTCATAAACTGTGATTTTGTGTCCTGCCATTCTTCCGGGGTCATGTTTGGGTTTTGTTTCAGCTTCATTTCCAGAAGTTTTTGTGTCAATTCTTGTCCAGCAGGAGAGTTCAAAACTTGTCTTTCCGCTTCCGCTACCGTGTCAATAAATTCATTAAAGCTATTAGCAATCTGCATTTTCATTTCCTCACTTTCTTTGATTGGGTGGGGCAGCAGTGCCGCCCCGGTGGAAGTTATTCAGCTACAAGGCTGGGAGCCATTGAGTACCGTCCGAACGGGTAGAC